GGAACTGAGGAGCAGACGAGGTAGCGAGAACGCGTTGCATTTTAGCCGAAGTATCATCGGCGATGAAGGAGTCGTTGAGGACAGGGAGAGCAGCGAAGTCTTCAGCGAGATGCCAAGCATCGAGAGTAGCTACAGCGGCAGAACGAAAGTCACCAGTAACGAGAGAGGGTTTATACCGATATTCAGCGTAACGCTCATTGTAGCCAAAGACACTGTCATCAGCAGTAGTACCCTGAGCGAAGATTTCTTTGTTGAGAACAGCCTGCTCACCCAAGTGAGCAAAAGCCGGCCAATAGAAATCGTAGCGAGTTTGACGAGACCACATTTTGTTAAGGCCTTGCTGATAAGTGAGCTCAGCGCGGACGTTTGCGAGACCGATGATGACACCGTGTTCGGTGAAGCCTTTAGTGAAACCATGTCCGCCACCACTGACGGTAGCGAAAGCTGCGAGGTTTCCTTGAGGAGACGTTGCATCGGTCGATGACGTTTGCGGGATCGGGGTAACGTTGAGAGGAGAAGAACCACCACCCAGGTATTCAGGGCGCTGAAGACGAGAGTCAGGAGAGACAACGCCAAAGTGAGCACGGATTACCTCGGTGTAACGAGTACCACCTCGAGCATCACGCTCGAGAAGGCGTTGGATTTGAACCGCTTCGCGGAGAGCATTGATAGTACCGAGGCCATTGTCAGTGTAACGAGCCTCGAGACCAGTAGTGTGAGCAGGGTTGGAGTCGTCAGCAAAGACGAGAGCGACATCATTGTCGGCACCAGCCCCAGGAGTGAAGGTGAGTTTGTCGCCAGAAGTATACCAGGCGACGTTGCGGTGGGTTGCATCACCCACCTGAGCGAAGTAGATGGCATCACCAGTGCCATAGATACCAGAGCTTAAGGGGATTTGAACATCATCCCCTTTTTGAGGCCAAGGCAGGCAAGAGGTGAAGTAGTCGTGGCGTTTGCCACGCAGCAGAGGGACGTAGTCGAGAACAGAATCAGGACCGTCGTCTTTATCGACAGGAACAGAGTCGACCAAGTTTTGGTCACGGAACCATTCATTGTAGATCAGGTTATATGCACGACCGTGCAGATTATTAACCAGCAGATTAGGCACATCGATAGGAACTCCCATGTAGTCGTAGAGAGAACCTTCTTGAGTACCAGCAACGCCCATAGAGACTTGAGGGACAACGTAATCAATAGAATCGCCAGGATTGTCCTGTTGTCCATTCATTTTTTCCCAGTTGTTCCAGATCAGGCGGTTGGGAACGAAGAAGAAGAAGGTCTCCAGATAGAGGTTATCCATGATGGGGAATATCGGAGTAGCCATGCGCCCAAAGAGTTGGGCACGAAGATTGAAGTCATCCCCAGGGAGCACTTCATCAACGAAGATAGGAACGAGGATACTGCCGTTGAAAGTTGTTTTGTAGGAGTGAGATCGGTCGAAACGCGATCGAGGGATCTCAGCACGTGGCACGTTAGCGAAGTTGTGTTGCTTACCAGCGGGCATACGCCCTGAAGATCCCCCGAACATTTTTAGTCTCCTTGTTTAATTAACGGCAGATAGAGTTTCGGAACGGCGCGCTTCTAGGGCAGTTCCTAGAGACACTTTAGCGCCGAGAGCAGAGATTACGCCAGAGTTATCGTCCCATTCACCGATTTCGAAGAGTGTGAAATCAGAAGGGTAAGCGCCAATCATGTCGTTTTGTTTATCATTAGCCAATCGATCCCACATCCGGAGTGCGGCATTGCGATTGGGAGAGAAGAAAGGTTGCTTGAACGCCTCGATTTTCGAGTCGTAGATAGCATACACTTTAAGTTTCATTATCGAGTCCTCTTTTTAGCATTTTGAATTGAGCATTTTTGACCTGTTCTATTACGGAGAGCCGATCACGGCCAAGTCGAGAACGAACAGGATCATAGGGAACAGCCTGTAAATCAGGCATTTTTTTAGCAATTATTTCACGAGATTGTTTCACCTCCTCGTATTCAGTTGGGAAGTTGAGTTCTAGAAAGCGGTCGTACGCTTTAGCAGGTTTCATTTTTTTTCCCCTAATGATGACCTCATCAAAGGGGTACACATCGTTACGATATTTTTCGATCCAGCCATAGCCGATACCTTTTCGGCGAGACATTGTACAGTATTCGGGCTTGCGCCCTTGGTAGTGATCTTTAGCGAGATCGCCGGTGATTTTTTTTGTTACGTATCGGGCACAGTAGGCTGCAGATTCAAAGGTGAGATCACCTATAGTAGAGAAACCAAGATTCCAGAGTTCGGATAATGACTCAGAAGTATAGAGAGGAAATTCGGAGTTTGTAGACCAGAGGGTCTTGTCGGGAAAGTCGAAGTTGAAGAGAAGAGCGTGGTAATGCGGCCGCCCAAGAGTTTCACCATATTCGCCACAATGGAAGTAGCGGATGCCATGGCCGTAGCGCTTCCTCAGCCGCTTCATGAACCCTTGGAACGTTGACAAGTCGAGTGAATTATTTTGAGGTTTATTTTCGTCGTTGTACGTCAACGTGATGAAGCAGTTTTTGGAGTGAAGCGAGGCCTCATGTACGCATCGCATAGCCCATTGGCGAGATTTTTCTAGGCGGCAGTGTATACATTGACCGCAAGGCAAATCGATAGGCTTATCGATCATGCCTTTACGGGCATTGAATACTACGCTATATTTTCCCGTAGAGGGATTTGGGCTGGAAGCCCTGTATCCCTTTAAGGGACGAAAGCACGGCATTGCTTTTGTCCTTTTTTTTTACAGTCTGAAGCCGCCACGCATAGGCCTCACCCCGTTTTTCGGGTGGACCTTGCGAGCGGTCTTCGTGAACTGACGCTTAGACGCTTTGTAGGGGATTCTCGATCGCCGGGCCATAAGTTAGCTCTTTTTCCGGCCGGCGAACCAGCCAAGAATTGCGCTGACGAGCGCAATGACAGCAGATACAACATTCGGGTCTTGCAGCATGTTTGTCCTCCCTGTTTTGATGCCACCGCTGCGCTTTTGCGCCGTGTCCTAGTGAACGGCCGCAAATGGCCTAAAAACAAGGAGTACGACATGAACGCTACAACCCTACCGTTGAATCCGTCATTGCAGCAGCTAAGTCAGCATTTAACCTACTTGGAGCTTCGCAAGGCGCGAACGAAAGATCAAGAGGCATTTTTGTATTGGCAGAAGCGTATCGAGAGAACCCAGAGAGAGATCATCCGACAGGTTGCACTGATCAGGTCTGATCTCAGAGTTTAGACACCCGACACTTTTAGTTGGGTGTCAGTCGTGACAGTTACATCAAGTAGAGTAACTGTCACGACTCCCCTAATCACGTTGTGAGAGGGGCCCCTCCAGCCGCGGAAGCACCTCCGGGTGCTGCGGGCTGAGAACCAGCGCCAGCCGGAGGACTTGGCTGGCTAGGGGGGGGAGACGTGGTGGTGGGAGCTGGTTTTTTAACGATTCCCATCGTGACCAGCTCGTCCACGTTTTTTGGATCGGTGGCGAAAGCCAGGAATTGGATAGGATCGTTGTCGAACCTCTTTCTGATGTTCGACGGGAGAGCATTAAACTGCTCCTGAGCGAAGATAACCCTGTTGAGAGAGTCTTGGTAGCTAGGGACATCGGAGAAGTCGCCATATCGAGCGTCCTGCGCTTTTAGGGCAGCGAGACGCCGCATGTCATTGTATGTATATTTCTTCATAATGTTGTTGATATCGGAGAGCGGACCGAAGCTCTCCTTAGTGCGAGACGGACCGACGATAGTCGTCGATCCGAGAGTGCGAGAAGGTTTACCAGAATAAGCGGTGCGGAAAGACATGAGTTCTCCTTACTGAGGGGGGCGGATTGTACCGCGACCCATTTTGGGACCGGGGATAACAGAGCCAACGGCATTTGCAGCATTTGAGATAGAGCCTGTCCATTCGCCGACACGGCGAGACCAGGAATCGGCTTCTACATATTTATAGTCATAGCCAGCACGTTTGGCATCGTAGCGAGATTTTGCGGCGACGCCGGGAAGTTCAGCTCGTGTTTTAGCCTCTTCGGCAGCATTTAAACGAGCATTAGACGCTTCGCGTAGAGCGGTAGCTTTTTGAGTTTGGATCTGAGCTTGACCCAGTTGACGGTTTACAGCGGCGGTTTGAAGATCATTCCACGCGCGAGCACCAGAGAGAGCAGAAGAGACACCCTTACCAAGTTCATTTTCCATGGTGGGTTGAGAGACAGAGCCTACCTGCGGGCCAGAAGGAGTCGCATTCGCTCCTTTAGTGAGAGCAAGTATAGGGTTGAGCCCAGCCATACGGAGGTCGTGCATAGTCGCTTGGTGAGCGGTTGCACGCATATTTTGAGCCCAGACACGGGCTTTATCGGCCTGCATGTCTTGCCAGGCCAGATTTTCATAGAACATTTGTTGATTAGCTTCGTTAGCATCGTCCTGGCCGAAGAAGTCAAAGAGGCCAGGTAGAATAGCGCCAGCGGCGGGGATCGCCCAATCGAACCAAGAGCCACCCCCGTCATCAGACTTACCACCAGAGCCAGGAGAGTTACCCCCTCCGCCAGAATTGGGAGGGGGAATTGCGGAATCGGGATCAGCCCAAGAACCAGA